TCACCGTAGAAGAACGCCAAGCCACCAATGTCACCAGAGCTAGCAGAGCCAGAACCGAGCGGAGACCGGAAACCAGAAGTTGTTTTCTGGAAATAGCATCCGTCACTTCTATATGTTGCTGATGTCGCTCCATCCTCAGAAGGCATTCCTGCAAGTCCCTGGAAGTTGATGCGCTTGATATAGTTCCACGTATCAGGCGTGGACGGCAGGATCGTGCCAACCTTAAGCATATTGGCCGTCTCCGAATACTTCCACTCGGTCAATGAGGACTTCGCCACATGGAACGTATATGAGTTGTCCGCATTGATGACTGCGACAATCCTGTTCTTTCCCGTCCAAAGATGTCCATACGGATTTTTCAGTCCGAAGAAACAAGGAATCGGGGCGTTATATACTACCGTTCCATCAGACTTCTTTACGGCATAAGAACCGACACCGAGAGCATCACCAAGCTCCACTCCGGCGGAATACGGCACCACCGGGTGATAGCCGTTATAATCTCCCCACGATGGCATTGATGCCACGCCATATCCAAGGCCTCCCTGATACAATCCGTTGGCATCCTTCAATGCGTTGAATGCGGTCTGGATGTTTCTGGTTCCAAGGATTATGTCGGCAAGTATCATGATAACCGTGTCAATCCAATACCAACCGGCACCCCAGCCTTCACCGCGCTTCCTGCCGAGTTCCTCAAATGTTGCCGTTCCCTTTTCAGTCGCGGCATACCCCAACATCGAGAGGTTCTCCGCCGATCCGTTGCCGGAAGTGATTGCTGAACCACCACCACCGCGATACTGCTCTGCTGAGCTTATCAACGAACACAGGATATTGTTTGTCCTGTCAATGATACCCGAATGCCCGGCAGCGATTGAGAATATCGGCACATGGTAGCATTCACGGCCAGGAATCGGTTTCAAGGACGCGGCTTCGTAAAGATAGCTTCCCTCCATCCATGTCGCCACATAGAACGGTGTTCTTACGCCCCACTGGTATTGTCCCATGGTGCCGTCAAGCTTGGCCGCCTCACCGGTGGCGAACTTGTAGTGGTTGTTCGGGTCGAGCTTCTTCCTTGAATGGTCATCGCCCACAAGATAGCAGCCAAGACCAAGCAGTGACGGAAGCTGCCTTACATAGTCCAGGTTTCCGCAGCGTTCCCCGACGGGGGATGACTGGTCAAGGTTGAACCTTACCGTGGCATAGCCGTCATTACCAAGGAGCGATGCCGGGAAAAAGCCGTACTCGCTTCCGGACAATGACTTCCCGAAAAGCAGGTCTCCCTCATCCACCTTGGTGAATTGCTTAAATGATGATAATTCTTTCTTCTTCATATGCGTTGTCATTTAGTGTTTCTTAGTCCTTTATGTCACCATTGTAAGTGAAATCATTCATGTTGATTATCTGGAACTCGAAAGAGCCGTTATTCCAGGAATCGTCATCAGAGATGTCCACAACAAAGTAGCTTGAAGTCTTTGCGGTCAGTGTGGCCTTGACCGGGGAGCTGTTGCTGCTTGAATCCATAATATATCCTACCCCGGTCAACATCACCAGATAGTCATCCGGCTGCAGGTTCCATTTTGTCGGAATCCACACGGTGTACCTTCCGTTGGCGGTCCTTTGACATTGCAGGGTTCTTCCGTCAAATGTCTTGTAGTTCATCGTGCACGTCCCGTTTGAGGTTCTGCCCGTGACGGTCCCATGCGCAATAACATTCAATGAACGGCCATAGGACTTTGTAGTTTCGATATTGCCTCGGTTGGTGATCAGCCACCCGTAAAAGATCGAGCCTTCCCCTATACCGAGCAATTCGACATACTCACGGGATGACAGTACCAGTTCACCATATTTGGCACCATCCTGGAAGAAGTATTTTCCATTTGGGGCTGTGATGGATACTGCCCCGGAGGACAGTGCCCCGTTGTACCTATGCGTCATCACCGTTATTCGGCGTCCGTTCTGGGTAGAATCCCATGAGAAACCTCCTGCCGCAATGGTCCAGGAGCCACCTCCCTCCATTTGAAGGTTGTCATGCATCTGAGCCTCTGATTTTTCATCAGCGCCATTCCACTCCCAGTCCCCACTATAATGTGCGAAAGGCTGGCGAAGCGTTCCATAGACGACCACATCTTTCAGCGTGCTGTCCTCTATGGCCGCCCCCTTGGTAGTGAGAAGCCCTTCCTTGCTGACAATGGTCTCACCACCTGCCGCACGGATGCTGCCGTCCGACATCAGCTGTATCTTCCCGGATGTGTGCTTGATCACACCCTCGTCCATGATCCAGCCCTCCTTGCCAGTACCAAGAAGAAGGACTTTCGTGGAGAAATTCGCGAAGGACGGCACAAGACGCCAATATCCGGTATTATTCTCGACCGAATCATACGGGGTCTCATTCGAACTGGATGTATGGTGTTTGGTACACTGATACACCTGCCCATTGTAATAGGCGAAATCAGCATATGCCTCCCCGTCCGCACCGCTGTAGAACTCTATGCCTGCGGCCCAGACTATCTGGCGCGTCCGCGCTCCACGCTCACCTTTGTCTCCTTTCTCCGGAGGCTGCTTGTAAGCTATTCGTGTTATATGCTTCAACATCTTTCTGATACACATTACTCTGCTGAAATGATAAGTGTCATATCTCCTTCCGCCTTTGCGGCATGGTCGATGGTGACGGTGAATGAAGAGCCTCCGTCCTGCGAGGCGATAGTATCCCCGGCGGCATCTGTGAGAAGATAGTTGAAAGTGAAGCCACTCACCTCAGTCCCGGTTGACCTCTTATACACTTTCGGACGATACACGATGGAGGTCTGTGCGGTGCTCAACTCTTCCGGGACACTCTCCCCGGCGCTGTCGGTAGGATTAGGATAGATGATCAGGATATCCGTCTCATCGCTGACCTCCATCACCGCACTTGAAGACTTGCCTCCATAGGTCATCTCGCACTTGTACAACTCGCTTGAATTTACATCCGAAGCCGTTATCGTTATGGCTGCGGAAGTCTTGTTTATGGCTTCCCATCCATCAGCACCGTTCACGACCTTCATCCTGAACCATTTGTATGAGACCCCATCCGTCTTCTCGACACCGCCAATCATAAAATGGGCTGTAGCATTGAGCTGAGCCGTGGAATCGTCAATGACACCACCGTTGTTTATTGTAATATATCCCAAGCATGATTCCCCGTCTGTCTGCTCGATGGAGATCTCTATCGATGAGGACACCACCGACTGGAATCCGGTGTTCACAGTACCCTTGAACTCGATCGTGTCCGAATCGATGTTGCCGCTGGAAGCAACCTCCTTCTGGATGGTCAATGTCGGAACCGTAAACCCGTCAACATTTTTAGTCTCGCTCTTGAATGTACCGGCAAGTATATTCCCCATAGCCTTACTGAGGCCTGAAGCGTCAAAGGCTATTTCCTGACCATTATACCGCCATTCGACCCCACTTGCCGACGGCTCGATTCGTGTCGCCTTCAGCGAACTCCTGACCACCGGGTATATGCACGGCTTGTTCTCCGCAAACGATGGGGTAACGATGTTGTTCCCGTTTGATATAAACTGCTTCAGCGGAAAAGTGCTTCGCAGCGTACATGTCAGGGAATCGCCCTGACGTACATATTTGATTGTTGTCTGACCTTTTACTGTGCTCATAATTCTCGTTCATTTATCTGTTCAACTCCTTTTTCGCATCTTGAACCGTCAGGACTTTCCCTCCCAATGTCTTCACCTTCGACTCAAATGTTCCGGATCGTCCATAGGTCTGGAGGTCACTTTCATTGACGATGACATATTCACCGTCATTGGTTCTCTGTCTGAATTCCGCGATTCCTATGCTTTCCGCTTTCCGGACAGGAATCTTCGCATATAAATATCTCATGTCCTTAAAGTGTTATTACCTCATTGTTGTCACATATCACGGCATCCACGTCGGTGAATGCTCCCAAAGGGTCAAGTTCATCCACCTCAAGGGCGACATCCGATGCGTTGGCGAACTCCTCGGCCGGTATCATTATGCTCTCCCCGTATCCCAGGATTGTCCATTCGGCTCCGTATACGGCTCGTTTTATGGACCACTTGATGCTGAAGAATCTTGAAGGATTTTCCACAACAGCCCTTCCGACCGTGATCACGCATTCATTCTTCACCATCTCGGCATTCGGGGAGACTTCCACCCCACCATGCACAAAATGCTCGAAGTCATAGTCCGGATACCGCCTCACAACCGTAGTCTCATCTTTCAGGCAATCATCCGTAGGGGATGCCGGCAGAACCTCGCCGGACAACGCATATTCCACCTTGCAGGATATCTTGACCTTTCCGTCAATGTAACGGGGATCGATTGTCAATGTGTCCGTATTCTGTCCGTTCTCATAGAACAGATCCTCCTCCGGGTCGATGATTGTTTCTTTTCCGTCAATGGTCTTATACCACCAGTATGCGACAATGCATTTGTTGGAGTCCGGAGCCTTCCCTCCAAGCAGGAATGTCGCCTTGATGGTGCGGACTCCTGTGTCAGCAATCGGGTTGAATGCAAAGCTTGCCGGTTTGTCAAGGGAAAGGGACGCGGCCTCCGTCAGCGACACAGTTGACAACGTGGCGGTCGCCTGGATGCGAAGCACCTTGCCGCTTCTCGTGTCAGGATATGACGCGGTGAACACCAGCACCTTCGGCTCAAGATACGGTATGTTCTTGGTGACGGTCAGAGTTCCGTCCTGCGCCACTGAATATCCGGAAGTCTGCCCCGTGATCAGGTATCTGGACAGCTCTCCGGTTATATACGAATCGTCCTGTATCTGGCTGAGCATATCCTGCGGAATCTCATACCAGAAGATGCCGGTAAGTGCTGCCTTCCCGTTTTCAATCACCCCGTTCGGATCATTGACATACACCTCCGGACGGATAACGAGTGGTGTCAGGCTTCTGTCCGGGATATACTCTCCCGTCTCCGCGCTATGGGTCTGCGTGAGGCTTCCTCCACGCACGACCATAGTCGTGGACAGGTTCAGCGGATCATAAATGATCCCTATTCTTTTTGTCTTCTTCATATGCTTTTCAAATGCCTTTCAAACGTCAAATAACAACCTCCGCCTCCACGCTTTCAGCGCCGTCCCTCACATAAGCCCGGCAGATGAAACGTCCGGACGGGACCGGCAGATCCTCCTGCGTAAGCCCTACGCTTCGTCCACACCCTGAATGGTCGGTGTTCCACACGCCATCGGACACGGCATCTCCTGTGTTCCTTGACCATGTCCAATCAGATTCAAGTATCTCATCAGTTATGTCCGTCACGCCTCTTCGGACTGTCGCTGTCAATGTGGTTTCAAGCCTTCCATAAAGGAAGGTCTCTCCGGCAGAGCTGTCAATAATCAGCTCAAGCGTCGTGTCTCCGGCCACAAGAAGCCAGTCAGTGGAGTCATATCGCGGTTCTGCTTTCGTTCCTTCAACCAGGCAGCGGTACTTGCAGGACTTATGATAGACCTCATCCTGATACTCCTCATTGCAGAGATATGGCGCGTCCGGTGCTTCCTGCCAAAGACCCCTGTCCCGGATTGTCCTCACAACAGAGCCCGACCCGTCCAGCTGCATGAAGTTCCTGGCCAGAACCGTATCGAGATATATCGACGGACGTCTGCCCAACGGCAGCGACTTCGGAATCAACGAGTCCGGAATCGAGCCGATAATCAACTTGAAGTGTGACGGCTGGATGATATACTGGTCAACACCGTCAAGCAATGCGATCCGCTGCTCCGAGGACGAGAAATACTGGCTTCTCTGTCTTCCAGCCTGTGTAAAATTGCCATACCTGGCGATGTTCATATATGGAACCGGGGCTGCGTTTTTCCCTCCTGGGACTGCATCATCAGCGCCGAGCACAATTCTCACGGTCTTTGACGCCTGATCCACCGACGTGACCCTGAAATATGATGTCACGAACCCTCCGCTGCTGTTATAGTGACCCTTGCAGATATCATCGACATCCAGTTCTATGACATCACCGTCCTCCACCTGCATCGTAAGGATATATGCGCTTTCGCTTCCCTCATCAGCGGTGACCTTGGCAATTGTCCCGCCCTCGGTGTTCCACATCTCTCCGCCGGTCACGCGAACCTTGTTGTATATGAGTTGCGGAACCTTGAGAAACGACCTCAATGTCAGGGATGACATCTCTGCCGCCCCATCAGAATCAATCTTCCAACCGTCACCGGTCTCTATGCCCTGCACAAAGTCCGGGGAGCCGATAATTCCTGCAATGACACGGGCGAACTCGACTATGTCCTTCTTCCTGACCGGCTGGTCAAGATAATCCCCGAACATCCTGCCGGACCACTTCTCCGAATCCTTTGAGTGGTCGGAGTCCAAAGAATGGCCGGATTCATCGGAGTACCCGGCTTTTGCCTTTTCCGTGACGGTGCTGACGCTCCCGTCCTCCTCGTTCTCCTTCGGATGCGTGAGGTTTATGTACCCGTCATTGTCAGTGGTTATCTGGTCAAGATACGGAAGGTTCTTATGGGTATGGCCGTCACCGGATGCAACGGAATTCGCGCCGCCGTTCTGGATGACGGACACCGCGGTTCCTGAAGTGGTGCCACCGAGTTCCCTCAGCCTCCTGCTTCGCGGTCTTGCCGCCCTGTTGGTTGTTTTCTTTATATATTCCTTTGCCATGGTCATCCCTCCTTTCCCTCATATTCGTCAGGACGCATCTCGATGAAAGTGGCATCGGACACATCCTCCTTGACGTTGATTTCCTCGCCGCTCATGATGAACTTGACATCCTGTCCCTGGGCCGCATCGACATAGGAAGACAACCCTTCATGGCCGATTGAGACCTCCCCGGACAATGTCGTCCTCCTGTCGGCATATTGGCTGTACAGAGTCCCGATCAGCAGATGTTCCGGATGATCAGTCCTCCCGGCACGCACAAGCCTCTGTATCTGCTCGCCTGTCTCCGAATTCATATAAATGCCTTTGGCGGTGGGACACACGACATCAGCGGTGCCGCAGATCGTGTCAAGCTCAAGATCCTCTTTCGCATCGGAATTCAGGACTCCGGAGTACTCCACATCATCCATCGTATCCTCATCCAACGTCAGGGTGCGTTTGACGACCGACACCTTCGGAAGCTTGTACAGCTGCCAGCGGATCTTTTCATAGCCGCCTTTGTCCTTGAAGTATCCGCCAGCCTCCACCGAGAATCTGTCCACATCATCGAACGCCCACACGCCGTTGTATATCCGGACTTCCAGATAACCGCCCTTCGGAGGGTAAGGTATGAACTGTCCCTCCGGCAGTTTCTTGAACGAGTCGAACATCCAGAAGTCCTTTGTGTCGCCTGTATATTTGTCGGCATAGCGGTACTTGCGGTTCTTGACCTTCTTGCTCCCGTCCGTCCAAGGCTTCCCGACACTCTGGCGGTTGCACTGCCATCCCATGACCCCGGTGCCCTGCAGGACATCGTCAGGATCATAGTATGCAAGCCACGCCTCTCCCCATTCAGCCTCTCCCGATTTCCATCCCCACTTCGACAGGTATTTGTCCTCGGCAGTGGCCACAAAGCTGTTCCCCGGCTGCCCGTTCATGGTCAGCCATTCATTCGAGTAATGACACAATGCCGTGCCGGATTCATCATACACGACTATCGCGACAGGTACAAAGGCGAACGGGGCGCTGTTCTTCACGAAATCATAATTGCCGGACTCATTGCCGTCTCCGGAGTCCGAGAACGGATTATATCGGGGATCGTACAGAAGCTCCAACTGGATCCGCAGATAACTGTTCGCGGCGTCGGCGGAACTCATCTCCGGAAGATAGGCGCGCGCCATCCTCATAGCCAAAGTCTTCGGATGCGAGGACGGATGCAGTCCCTTTCTCGTCGGGAAGCCGGAAGACAACGAGCCGTGGCCACCGGTATAGAATCCTCCGACAACGCCCTCAGTCTCATTCCCTCCGAGCATAGGCTGAATCTTGAAAAAAGAGTTGCCGCTTCCTATTTCAGCCACGCCCTTGCATTTGTCCTTATCCCAGGACTGGAAAAGGGTGAAGTCGATCAGCGCGTAGTCCCAGTCGTAATCATGCCTGTGACTTTCGTCATAGTCGATGTAATAGGAATAGCAGGTCGGGGCGGACTTCCCGGCCGGGACAGCCCCGTTGTTGTATTTGACCCCGGAGCTGTCTGATGTGAGATTCGTCCATTCAGGACCGAACACATCACCGTAGTCAAGCTCACCATCAGCAACGTCAGCAGAGGAATATGGTGAGAATGTTATCTTGATATTGTTGTACACCGAATCCGTGCCAAGCGATGAGTCCTCACCCTGCCATGATATCATCGTTGATGATTCCAGTTTAGTATACAGGCCATTGATGTCATACACATACACTTTCCCGGAACGCTGTATCATACGCAACCCAAGCGGCTGGAATATTCCCTCGATGACATCCTTGAACGATGACGCCTCACCGTCCTCATCATAGAAGTTCTCCGACGCCATCATCAGAGAGGACAATGTCAGTTGTGCCCCATCCGTGAGCCGGGTCGATATCAAGGACTCATCGACCGATGTATAATTCAGTCGCGACTTGTCAAGCGCGATGTCAAGCAGTTTCTTCAATGTCTTGCGCCCGGAACCGTCATAAGGCATCCTGTCAAGGATACCGAAATCCGAGAAAGTAAGGCTGACCTCATAGTCGGATGTGCTGTCATACGGCTCCTCATAGAATTCGGGGTCAAGGCAGCCGCTCCAGAACAAAACGTTGTTTCTATAGACATCGAGCCGAATCTGCCCGACCTTTATCGAATAGAGGTCAAGATAAGTCCTGTCTCCTGGGGACACGATGGTCAATGTAGCGGTGCTCCCGCATATGACCTCCTCCTTGGCCGTCTCATTGTATTCAATCACGAGAGGCTCATCATCCGGGAATTTCAGGCGTTTGACGGGGAATGCAACGTCGGACTCCTGGAGGATTCTGCACCTCCAGACAACGCCCTTCCTTGAATAGAAGGCTCCCGTATATCTTACCATCATTCCCATGTTATGATCTTCTTCTCCTGTTGTTCTCTCTTCTCTCTATGCCGACCAGATTCCGGCCTTTGATCTTGAATTCAACTTTTCTCCTGCCGCCGTCTTCAACCCCGATGATTGATTTGAGCCTGTCAAGAGGCGCGACCACCTCCGGGTTATGACTCGCACCGGAATACTCTCCGAACATACCTATGGTAGGTCCATAGGCAAGGCCACCGTCCGCATATTTCGGGATGGAGGCCACAGCCGCACCTACCGCCGCCATACTGGCCGCCAGCGATATGAGGTTGTACGGGAACGGCACGCTCTGTGACTGGGCCGCTGCCCCGGCAAATGCCTGTGCGATATTTCCACCGATGACAGACGCTATCGCCGGAAGTGCGGCGGCCACGGCCGAGAGGACATTTGATCCCCATGAGAGCCAGCCGGAAGCATTCTCTCCGACAACTCCTGACAGGCTGTTCGCTATCGATGACATGTTCTCAAGCATACCTGTGGTCTTCTCACCCTGCGTCTGCGTCATGTCGAGGCTCGCGGCATACTGGGACCATTGGCTGATCGCCTTCTTTATTGACGCACGTTCCTCCTTTGTCTGGGCTACCGCCGCCATCTTTTGGAGTTCCTCTATCTTCGATTTGGCGACCTCGACACCGGTTATTCTGGCGCGCAAACTGATTTCAAGGTCACCGCCCACACCAAGCCCGTTCTGCACCATCTTCGAGAGGTCTTCCATCCCTACAAGCTGGACGGACTCCTCAATGGCATCCTTCTTGGCTTTCCATTGTGCTATCTGTCTCTGAATCTCACCGCGTTCCGATTCCCCGGCCTTCTGGAATTTGGCTTCGAGAGCCGAAAGGACCTTGTCTATATCTTCCAGGCTCTTAGGGTCAGCTGGGACATCAAGGGCCTCAAGAGAGGACTCGATAGCTTCTTTCTTGCGCCTGTATTCGTTTATCGTCTGCTGTATGTTTGCCCTTTCCTCATCGTTCGCATACTGCAAGACCGACTCGCACGCGGATATCGCCTGTTCATAGTCCGCCAGACTGTTCAGCACGGCAGGGGTGGAGGCAAGCGCCACACGGGCCTTGAGTTCATCCTCCTCACGCTTGTATGCGTTTATCGTGGCCTGAATCCCTGTCTGTTCTGATTGCGAGGCTCTGCCCAACTGGTCTTCAAGCACTGATATGACCGTTGAATACTCCTCGAAGGTCTTTGGGGATGTCGGGGCTGAAACCGCTTTCAGACTGTCTTCAATCGCCTTTCTCTTCTTGGAATATCCGTTGATCGTCTTCTGTATCTCCGCACGCTCCTCACCGCCGGCTATTTTCAGCAGCTTTCCATAATATGTTATGGCCGTATCCAGTTCCTGGATCGTCTTCGGGTCTGACGGCACACCCAACGCCTCCATCTCAAGATTCACGGCATCGAGTTTCTTCTGCCAGGCGTTTATGTCCTTCTGAAGTTCGGCACGTTCCGATGCACCGGCTGTCTTCATCAGGGCCGTCAATGCCTGTATCTTCTTCTCGATGGCATCAATGCTGCCGGCCTTGCCGGTCGGGTCACCAGATGTGGCCGGAGACATCCCGCGTCCTTTCAGAAGGTTGTCCGCCTCATCGTTGTATTTGTTCACGATGGCGAAGTAACGGTCTCCCTCTGACATCTCCTTTTTGGCAGCGTCATTGTATTCCTTCGCCCTCGCCTCACCATAAGTGGTGACATTGTTTTTATAGGCGTCACCTATTATCTGCTTTCTCTGTCCGCTCACCTGTCCGCGTCCAAGGACACCGTTCGCTGACGCCATCTTGCCTTGATACACGCCCTCCGCATAATTGCGGGCGTTCTTCCGGTCATCATCCGTAACCTTTTTCGCGTTCTCCGCCTGAAGCATCTTCTCTATGGCCGACTGATACTTCTTCGAGGCAAGCTCCATTGCTGCTGCCGCCATGGCCCTGCGTTTAAGGGACTCCACAAATGTCGATTCGTTATTGACAAGGACATTCTCGGCATCTTTCACCGAGTTGATCCTTACGCCAAGATTCCTGAACTCGTTGGCGTTGTCCTTCACGAATTTCTGACGCTTGGCGATATCCCCGGAGAGTTCCTTCCACGCCTTCTGCAACTTTCTGTACGACACAAGCTGTGACGCAATACTGCCGGCCACAGATGACCGGATGCTCTTCTGCGTGTCCTCCTCCTCTTTCCGCGCCTGTTTCTGGGCTTCGGCTTTCTCCTGATATTTGGACACCAGCTTGCTGATCGCCGTTATCACACCGGTCACTATAAGAGAGGCACCCAATGTCATTGACGCAAGCATCGCCTTTGATGCCGTCGCGGACAGACGGAGTGCCACCGTCAGGCGGTTCTGTGCCGCCGTCCACAGCTCCGTCACCTTCCTGCAGGTCACGATTCTGAATGAGCTTGTGGCATGCAGGGTGTTGGACATCTGCTGCACGCCCATCATCACCGCCATCACGGACTGCATCTTCGTCTGTACCGCCATCAGCCTCTCGTTGTCCTTGACGAACATTGACACGATGCCGGAGCCTGCGGAATATGCTCCCATCAGGCCCTGCACGCCATTGATGACACCACCTATCTGCGTGGCGCCGGTGGAGAGCGCGGTCTCTTCTGTGCGAAGCTCCCTGTAGGCCGTTCCGAGGCGCTCCATCTCCTCACGGCGCTGTCCATACTCGGCTGTGTCCTGCTTCCCCTCTAGACGCAACCTGGCCATCTCTTCGCGGACAGTCCTTATCTGGGTCTCAAGGCTGACGTTGGACTGCTTATAGCCGGCCACCGCATCACGCATGCCGGCAAGCGCCCCTTTCTCCTGATTGAGTTCATTGAGCAAGGCGGACGTCTCTGATGATGAAGCCTTGGCGGACTTCAGCTGCTGATACTTCGCGGTGAGGTCAGCGATGACCTTCTTCTGGTTCTCGATCAGTTGGATATATGAGGCGACATCCTCTTCTCCGCTCGCAAGGGACTGCTTCACGCTGTCATAGGTCTGCGTGTATGTTGATGACAGTGATTCAGCCGCTTTCTTCTGCGCCTCAATCTCGGCATTCACCGACTTGATCTTGTTGATCTGGAATCCGAGCTGACGCAGCTGACCGTCGATGTCGAAAGCTTTCCTGTCATCCCCGGACATGTAAGCCTCTGTCTTGGCCTGTTTCAGCCGGTCATATTCGGCACGGAGTTCCGGCAGGCTGGATGATTGGGCGGACAGCCTTTCAACCGATGCCGCGGCGTCATTGGCCACGGCCTTTATGCCTGACGCGACACCGCCTGCGCCATTCGTGATGGAATCGAGGACCGCCTTGTTCTTGGACGCCATCGACGAGGCGATGTCCCCTTGGGCCTGCAATTCCGAATTGACCCTCTGGATAGCGGCAGAAGCCGCCTTCTGACCGGAGACCACCGCGGAGACGATCTTAGACGCGACCCCGGATGCGGAATCACGACCAGTGAAATCAATCTCGTATGTGACCTTCTTATTCATCTTTCCAAAGCTCAATCAATTTTTCGAACTCCCTTCTGTCCGCTTCCAGTTCCTCTTTTGCCATCTTCGTCTTTGAACCGCCTGCATTCATACTTCCGTCCCAGCCGAATCTCAGCACGTCCTCAGGCTTCAGTCCCTTCTTGGCATAAGGCTTCAAGGCGTAGTAACAAATCCACCGGCAACGCTCCCATCTCCCACGCTCATCATCCTCCTGTTTCGATTGCCACTCTTTATAGATGGCATTGAATTCGTTAGGAGTCAGTCCGGAGAACTCCCTTACTGACAGACCTATTCTTCCGACAGCCACTCCGAGGACAACTTCTATGGGAGTGGGCTTTATGCGTTTTTTTCAGCGTCCCCTTCCTTATTGTCATTCGCCCTTTCGGCAAGGGCGGCAGTGATGCGGATGAACTCCTCTCCGTCAAGTGCGTCCGCGAATTCCTGGAATGAGAGTTTGAACTCCTCACCGTTCCTGCGGCAGTTGGACTTCACCACATGGTACATATACTTGACGGAATCCTCAGTGTCCACCGGCGCGTCAAGGCCGGTCTCCTCCTTGAACGAGAGCATCGCCCCCATTGTCTCACGGTATGGATATTTCTTTCCGTTCACCTCGATTTCGAGATTTCCGTTGTTTGTGTTCTTTGATCTGCTCATTGTGATTCCTGTTTGATTGCGTTAGAAGCCGTCCGGGGAGATCCCCGGATGGCGGAATAAAGGCTACGGGGTGGCTGTTACAGTCTTCGTCCTGACTCTTCCTGTGTTCTCGAATGACGCAGAATAAGTCGAGTCGTCATCGGCGGGGTCATTCCTCTGGAGTGAGGTGATGACGAACAGGCCGACACGGTACTTCTTGGCCTCCTCCCCGGCATAGGCGTATTTCAGTTTGACAGGCTCGCCGCTGTCCATCGCCTCAAGAAGTTCGTCATAGGTGGCGCCCTTCTCATCCTTGCAGACAAGACAGTCGGTCGAGATCGACACAGAACGTTTGGAAACGGACTTCTCATCCCAAAGTCCGTCCGTCGACGTGTCCTCTCCGGCGCTTGCCTTAAGGTCCTCATCCGTCTGCTCAGCATCGTTGTAATCAGGCAGGACCTTCAATGAACGGGACTTGGTCTCCGCCTGGTCCTGAATCTCGCAGGAGGTGCAGTGTCCGAGGGCCTTGGTCCCAAGGAACACTATCATCTTGCTTCCATGTACATATCCTTTTTCCATCGCTATAGTATTTTTGTGAATAAACCTTTTATGATTGTCCCAAGGCTGAAACGCTTCCACAGCCATTGGACTGCCACACCACTGGCCGTCCCTGCCACGATTCCGGCCAGAAACCATTTTCCGGTTCTCTTCGGAGGATCCTCTTTCCGGTTCTCAAGGACTGACTTGTTGGCGTTTGATTCCGCTTCGAATGCCATTTGAGATAGCCTTGAATGAAGGTTGTCAATGACGGCATTAAGAGAGTCTATGGTGCTTCTCTGCCTGTATGTCTGTAATTCGTATACCGCGCATTGTCGGGCGACACTGTCGCATCTGCCGGTCAGCACTATGTTATCCCCTTGACGCCGGGCTTCGACCGAGGCGCGCCCGGATGTCGTGCCGTATTTCGCGCCTTCCGGAAGGTCAAGGAGGCTCCGCATCGGTATCGTCTCCTGCGCCTGGATCATCGGTATCTGTTCGGCGAATGTCGCCTTCAGTTCCGTCATCTCCTGCTGAAGGTTCTGAAACCTGTACTGGACACTGTCCGTTACGGCCTTTGCGACCTGTTCCGTCTGTGTCTGAAGGGCCTCCTGAAGCCGGGAGTCCTCCTGTCTGCAACTTGTCGCCTTTTTTGACGTGCCGCACGCCGCGGACAGAAGGGCGCACGCCACGAGCAGGGCTGTAAGCCCCCTGATGTGATTTCTCATTCTCTTGTCTGTTTAATTGTTGTGTCAGCTGGCTCACCTTTTCCGTAAGGTGGTCAATCTTCAATTCGAGTGTTTTCTGATTCGCAAGCAGCTTGGCATTGTCAGCCTTCAGCTGGACGTTCTCGTCCAGAACCTCGGTGTATTTCTTTGTAAGGAGGTCAATGGATTCCTGCAGCTTGGACATGACATCGACTTTCCGCTCCTTCCTGGTGACGAGCCAGGTCACGACAGACCCGATCGCGCCACCCGGGAGCAGAAACATGAGCAAATCCTTCAGTATCTCGAAATCCATATCAAAAGGTTATCAATCGCTTTCTACGGTTGCCTACTGGCCGTCCACACCATCAGGGTTATTCCCTTCCTCTATGGCGTTGGCTGGTCAGCCGCCTTCTTGAAGACAGGCGTCTCCCTGCTGTCAAGGACAACGAACTCCTCTCCGAATGCGATGTTGGTGTCAGCCTTCATGAGCATCTTGAAGAAATAGAGTTCAGACATGTTGGAGACCTTGTCGATCTGGATGACTGACTCATCGTCCTGGAGGTTGACGGCCGCGAAGAGGTTGGATGTCATCGCGTCCGGGGAGCAGAGGGTCGCCACGATAAGGCCGTCAGGCCAAGCCGCCAACGTCTCTATCCTGATGTCCTTGTACGCCTTGCGGTTGATCTTGGTCTCATCCGCATTCTTCCCCTCACGGGCGGTGAGCTCATCGTCATAAGTGTCGAAGTCGTTCACGCTCATAATGATTCTGAGGGACGGGTTGTTGCGGATGGCCACCGGGATGGCTTTGCGGACAGCCTTAAGGCGGTCGGTCATCTTGGCGGCGTCGCTGGCGACAATGACGCAGTCGCCGTCCTTGGCTGCCTGGGTAAGGATACCGTCAAAGAGTTTGTCATCGCCCTCGCCATATTCGCCATTCACATAATGGTCGCCCAGCTCGAACTGGACCTGCTTTGACAGGGCATCCAGAAGCACGTTCTGAGCCTCCGCAGGAAGCTCGGAGAACACAAGGTTTCCCTTAGGCTGCCACTTGCGCCATATGCTCTCGAAAGCGCGTGGGTTGAAGGTCGTGAAAGCCATGAAGTCACGCGGCTCAAGGACTTTCTCGCTGTAATCGAAATTGCCTTTCGCGTCTTCAACCTTCGGGTCCTCCTTATGCTTCCGGAGCATCTTGCCTGTATGAATACGCGGGATGGAGACTTTCTTCTCGACACCCGGGATGACGTGGATCAACCCCTTGCCGACAATCTCATTGCCGGTCGCCGCCACGGTAAGGATCCTCTCCAGTACCTCACCATTGTAGTTTGTGTTTTTTACTACGATTGCCATAACTTGAAAATTTTAGTTTTTTCCGTTGTACTTGTTTCGGATTTCCTCCTGGCGCTTCGCCCAGCTGCCGCTCTCGACAACAGTGCCGTCTTCAAGGATATCCTTCACCAGCCTCTTTTTCTTCTGCGACTGAAGGATGGCACGTGCGGAATCAGCCTCTGATGAATGAAGCAACTTCACATACTTCTCCCTCTGTGTCTCATCGATGCGTCCGTCCTTGACGGCGGCATCAACTTCAGCATTGATGGAAGCGTCCAGTGCCGCTTTCTCCTTGCCCTCGAAATCGGCGACTTTCGCCTTCAAAGCGTCATTCTCCGCCTTGAGGGAATCATGAGCCTCTGCCTTCCTGGTGATCTCGCCCAGTCTGGCCATGATGGCAGCCTCGTCAGCGCAATCGC